AGCTGGAATGTTCGAAACTGGAAACGACTTTACAATGGTATTACCAGCTACCCCCGACCAATCATCTGTTTCTCTGAAGATATAACCATCACCATTAGCATTAAGATTACCAACGTGTACTTTCATATCAGCATCTGGATCTTTAACAGTTGTATATCTATACATTAAACCGTTTATGTCTACACCAGTAATGCTAGGTAAGATACTGTCCATACCCCAGCCTAAAGAAGCACTAGCCGCATTACCTGTTGCCCCGTATGTATAGGGGTCAGAGTAACAATAAGAAGGCAAGGCTACTAAAAATAACACCCAAGCCAATCTTTGTCTCACCGTTTTCATCGAACATCCTCTCGATTACATTATTCTGGTCACGTTCTATAGCTTCCTCGACTGCTTCCATTTCCCATGCAAGTCTAGCTTTATCTCCTACCAATCCATCCTTGGGACAGGGAGTTCCAGCATTGAGCATAGCATCAAAAATTCTTTCGTCTTGGCACATTACAGATACAGCCGCAACCTTCATACCCATATCGTACATAGTCTTAGCGTTCTTTAGTTTCTCACAGTTCATATCTCTAACAGTACGACCAGCAGAGATACCTAGTATCTGTGTTTGTACAGCACCAGCTACACCTACAGTACATAGGTCGCTATTACTTGAACTAATCTGTGGAGATATAGCAGAAGGTGGTGGACTATTAATCGTAGTATCCATTGATCCATCAGAAGTTATTGTACTATTACTGTCGGTGTAAATCGTATCGTCAGCATACACAGTACTACCAATTAGTAGGGTAAGTAGTATAAGTAAGTGTTTCATTTTCTCTCCACGAGTCTATCTAACTTTTCCTCTATCCTATCAAACTTGCTCATGATTTGACTAAGAACTTGATTTGAGTCAGCTTTAGTAACATACTCTTCTCTAGTTCTATTTAATAGTATTCGTAGTCTACTCAACTCTATTACATAGCCTCTTAGTACAAAACCAATAAAACCAATACCTAGTGTTAGTACACTACTCCATAGATCAGTCATTTCCATTTTCTTTTACCTATCTTTATTTACACATACGCTAGTAAATATCTAGCATCAGCATTGTTTATATATGGTGAATTTGGTATCTGAGCAGTTGTACCATCCGAAGGTGATCTAGCAAACCAACCCCAATCCTGATTTCCTATAGCAATATTCCAAGCACTTGTACTAGTTCTTGTAGCTACATGACCAGTCAAATAGTTTCTATTGCCATTAACGATAGGACCTACAGCGGCTTGCCAAGACCTTAATGATATAGCATTAGCTGTAGAAGATATGTTAGTACTTGTACTACCTACAGTACCACCTCTAGAAACTCTGTTTGTTACTTTGTTACTATCCCAACAAACTGTACCGTTAGAGTTAAACACTTGCATACCATAACCCGAAGGATTGCCAGCATTAGGTATATTGTCCATCCTATCAAAAACATAATAAGGTAAAGTACTCTGGTTACTAGAGTGATTCCACAAAGAGTTATATTGTGATAACTCAGGTTCATAATACTGGTACTGCCAAGGAGGTCCACCTAACCAAGAAAAGAATGGCTTATGTGCTATCCAGTTACCAACATTTACCTTAAAGAACACCTCTTCTGTACCTGTAGGCTCAGCAGAACTAACTGATACATCATAAGCATACCAACCTGTCTCTGGTCCTTGTTTTACAGGAGATAACGTACCTGATCTTTTTAGTGCATATATAGGATCACCATCTTGTATAACTTTATGGTTCTGTGAGTTTGTAATAGTTACGCCATATGACATTAATCAAATCTCCAAAATACAAATCTAAAACTAGTGCTTTGTTGAAATATGTTTGGTACATTAGGGTTTGAGTTAGGTGCTTGCCAACTTAAAACTTTTGTTGAGTTATTCCAAGAAAACTGTGGTGGAGCCTTCTTATCGTTAGTTATACAAGATATGTGACCTAAACCATTACTATCATCAAAAGCTGTAACAGTATGAGTGCCAGATGTACTTGTACCACTAAAGGTATAAACAAATCTGGCTACCTCAATATTAGCTACATCTACTAAACCTTGGTTAGTAAATAATTGCATACCGTAAGACATTATGCTAAGTTTCCTATTTTAACTCTTATCGTATTACTAGCATCGTATACAAGTATCTTGTCGTCACTTATAACAATACGTTCACCAGAAGCAGAACTAGACAGAGTACCAATAGTAAGCCCTAGAGTAGAAAGTACTTGGCTCTCTAATCTGTCTGCTGTTACAGTGCCAGAAACTACAAGGCTACCATCAATAACCTCAGTCTGTTGAACCCAACTGTCACCAGATAAATTATAGATCCACACATTCTGTGATGTAGGGTTAGCTTGAGTACCAGTATAAAACCATGCTTGATCTCTGTCTACAGGGTCTCCTATAGCGGCTGTAAAGTCTGTGTCAGCCCCACTAGAAGTTGTAGGTAGGCTACTAACCTGTATGTTCCAACGACCTGCTCCCCTAGCTCCATCGTCCCCTGCTGGTCCTGTAGGTGCTACAGCAGTAGTAACAGATACTACAGAACTTTCTGAACTCTCATTACCTGTAAAGTCTAAAGCAGTTACCCAGTAGTAGTACAGAGTTTCGTCTGCAAGACCTGTATCAGTAAAAGCATCAGATGCAACACGACCAACAAGAGTAGCTGTACTAAAGTTGTTAGCTGTATTCCTATATATCTTATACTGAAATAAATCATCTATTGTACTTGAGTCTGTATTAGTAGTAGGAGGTGTCCAGTATACTCCAGCATTACCATACCCTCCCGTAGTATTAAGAGAGGTAGGTGGATTAGGTATTGTAGCATCATTAGTTGTACTAACAGGAGAAGCCCCACTTACAAAACTAGACTTAACACCTAAGTGGTTTATAGATCTAACTCTATAGTTGTAAGCAACTCCACTCTTTATTGGAGACAACAAGAACTCTTTATTAGTAAGTATTACAGAGTTGTAATCAGTATCAGTAGAAATTTTCCACTGGAACTCATATTGTTCTATAACACTATCGTTAGTAGAAGCCCAACTGAATAGGACTTGAGGTATAGTTGTACCATCAGCATTATTAAATGTACTTGGTGTAGCTTGTAAAGTCTGAGGTATCTCTACTTCAAATGGAGACCAGAAAGTTGTGTTGTCTCTCTCGTATATTATACCGTCACTAATTTCGTCAAACACTGTAGAAGCAGTTTCTACAAGTTGCACTTCTACTCTAAGGTCGTATTCATCTGCAAGTCCAAAGTTCCAAGATGTTACTTCAAACTCTTTGTTAGTCCAACCAAACCTAGAGTTAGTTATACGTACATTGTCTCCTACCTGTAGAGCTAATGCTCTTAAACTAAAACTTGTACTAATAGCTAATTGTTGTCTATTACGTTCTAATGCAATTCTAGCTAATCTTCTAGCACCAACAGAGTTATCAGTAAACCCTAGATCCACATCCGCAACTGATACTTGACCATTATCCGCTGTAACAAAAGCAGAGTTAGTTACTTCTGGGTAGTCTGTTACTTGCCAGTTGGATTCTGCACCTTTAAATGTACCTTTAATAGTATTAAAGTTATCTCTACGAGAGTGACGTGTAGATAAAGATATCTTATCTCTTAAGTCGTCCTCATCTAGATCCATCACTGGTGTAGTCCAGTAAGCAGGTTTAATACGCCACTTACCTTGAGCATACCACAAAGACCCACCCATAGAAGTAAGTAAACTACTTAACATATCATAAGGTGTTGAAGAGGTAGTGAAGCCACCATTACATGTATATCTAACATCACCAGCTAAAGTATTTGTTTGATCACAAACATTAGCGGCTGTAGCTATAAGAGTATCATCTATGTTAGCTGACACTTCAGCCAATCCATAAGAAGAAGTTAAATAATCACGAATACATAAGGCAGGGTTTGAAGACCATGATGTACTAGAGTTACGAGGATCGTAAACCTTCTTACCTTTAATAGTAGCTGTAAAGTTAGGTATACCATCAGGGAATGAGTCAGTATCATACTCCATACGAATATACAAATAAGATATACCACGTAGTCTGTGATTAGAAGTCCAGTGTGCAGACTCAGAAACTAGAGTGCTGTCAGCAGTTTGATCTGAAGCTCCTAAATGTTTCTTAATACGTACCTTACTATTGTAGTGAGATGGACTAGTTACATAACCACTAGCATCTAAAGTAACAGCTTCGTCGTTAATATAGATAGTCTCAAAAGATTCTATTTCATGACCAGTAAAAGCTATAACACGGTGTAGATACTTATTGTTTGTACCTGTAGATTCATCGTATATACGAACACCACCAACACGGGCTTTACCATATACTATCTGATGATCTAAGGCAGTACCTGTAGCTAAACCATTTACATCGTAACCCCTATTAACTCCTGATGCAGAAGGCTTAGGTGTAAGAGCATTAAGAGCCGCACCAAGTGCAAAGTTAACGGCGAAAGCATACATGAAAGACGTAGTAAGCCCTACAGTTAGGGCGGTTGCAGTTGTCGATACTAATGCTACAGTAGCGGCTATAGCCATGTTAGTCTCCTATGAACTTAGAATAAACTCTTTCGATAGGCTTGAACTTAAGTCGTTCTAGTAGTTTATCAAAAGGTCTATGTATCTTTGTGTTGATTAAAAGTACAGATACGCCATCATCTTTAAGACACTTCTCAGCAAACTTAATTAGACGTATGCCAACAAATCCCTTACGATAATCTTTATGTAAGTATATAATGTCGTTACTTGCAAATATATGATCTTTGTAGTGAATGTTTGCACCTAAGATGACAACAAAATAACCTACAAGTTGTTTACCATTTCTAGCAGTAAATATCTTTAGTCTATTATCGTCTTCTAATTTTTGGTATGCTTCCCAGTCAGGGTTAAGTTTAATCTTATCTTGATTAAGAGCAATTTCGTCCCAGTGTAGTTTTATTAAAGGTTCTGCATCGGATCTTACCTGATTAAGAAACTCTTGCTGGTAATCAATTTTAAGCACTATCCTTGCCCCAGACTATAGATTTATCTTGTAGATCTTCTATAAAGTCTAAACCTAGATCCCCAGCGTAAATTGACTTCTGATAACCAGATGTAAACCTAGCTGTTCTAGCTCTCTCAAGATCAACTAACTTATTCTCTACTGCGAGGGAAATAGTACAAGTTTCAGAGGATTCTTCTATGTTCATCTGATCCATGTAACCAGAGAACAACTCATTGAAACCTTTATCTGTAGTCTCTAAGTTAATCCTAGAACCGTCTTGTAGTAGTATGTAAGAAGAAGACTCTTGTAGTAAACTACCCTGAGAGAAAGTACCGAAGTATATGTTACACACACGACCCTGATAAGGCTCTGCAAGTGCTAGTGAGAGTAAAGTCTGAGGTATACCACTAAGAGTGATTGTAGCACCCTTAACAGCCATCTCAGAGGTTTCTTCTATAGCAGATATATTGAGTAGTTGACCTAAGCCAACCCACTCAGTTCCGTCTGATAGAACTAAGGTTCCTTGGCCTGTCCACATTCGTATTGTGTTATTACCATCAAACCTTAACTCTGTAGCAAAGAATGGATAAACAACATCTTGAGATATGTTATCTATTGTAGTAGTTGATAAATCTCTTGACATATTAATTATACCTTAAATTAAGTTTACTCAGTTTCTT